AATATTAGAACGGTGGCGAGCTAAGCTCCGGCGTAGCTAAGGCTGCTGCGTAGCGTAGTGGTACCTACCCTCCCAGGGGTACACACCGCCGCGCGTGTCGTGAATTGACGCCGGAATCCGCCAGAAATGGCTTCTCCGTCGATATTAGGAGAGAGAAGGTCCACTTTTCCACCGCACTCCCACGCGCCTTGCAGACACATTTTCGAGGGTATTTCTGTCCATCCCATTTATTGGACACCGATTGATCACCAATATATTGGTGATCAATTGGGGACTCTGGTATTTCGGTGATCAAATTACCAGCCAGTTTCACCGAGGATAAAATTAATTCAAATTCACCGCGGTAAATCGTCCAGTTACCGCGGTAATTTTTAAATACCTGGCCAGATTTTTTTCTTTTTCCTTTCCATCCGTATTTTAATACGGAAGACATTTTCTTTTATCCCAGTCCGTTTTCTTGTTTTTTTTCCCGCTGCGCTTCCCTTCTTTTTCTTGAGTTATCCATGCTTTCTTATTTTTCTTTTTTTCTTTTCTTATCCTTTTTCTTGTTATGTTGATTTCTTCTTTCTTTGTTTAGCCTAATATCTTATGATATTAGTACTTAATAAACCCTTAATCTCCTACTTAACAACAACACATCAACATCATATCCGACTCACCCCACTTCTGTGTTATAAGATTTTCATTTAACCACGTCTTCCAAGTACAACCACACAACCACATCAAGGGGTTATATATATAGACCATCGGACGACAGACAAGAACCACAACAACCATGACGATCAAATACACCACCACAAAGGGGTTGTCATTCATCATCAACGTGCGACTCAGATCAGACCGAGAGATATCCACCGAGATACAATTCTTCTCCACCAGGACACCATTCCTCCAAAAGCAACACTTCCGCATCCCATACACGCATCAAGGTACCATAGCTCCATTCGATTTCAACGCACTCGAAGAGGGGATCAAGAACCTCCTGCGACTCATGTATAGGGACTCACCCCAAGCAGATTTCAGATACGAAGACATGATCGAGGCAATTGACATCCTCATGATGCAGGAAGCACCGGTACTAGATATCAATCTAGGAGAGGAATACCAGGTGTATTCCTCCACAACCATGTAACCGTATTTATACTTTTTAATGAATACTATAAGTCCTTTACGTACACGTACGGTTGTACGTGTACTTCAAAACAATCAGGCCACATGACACAAAGCCCAACTAATGCACATAAAGCCCACTAACAGGCCACGTCCATTAGGCCCACTAACGTTATTTCCAGTCCAACTCCAATAGTGGGACCCACATAGACTCCAAAACTCCGCTCGCCACCGGT